CGATGAGTATTTTGAAGAACTCGATAGTCGAATTAAGGAAAAACAACCGAATCTGTATGACGATGCGGAAGGCAAACCGCCCCCTGACGATGACAACAAAGATAAGGGTAAGAAACCAAAATCTATTGTTGCCCCAGTCGGTGGAGCTGATGATGTCAGACGCAAAACGAGCGACAACAAGGTCGATCTTGGAGAAAGGGACTTTGCGGTTATGAGAGAGTTTAATTTGGACCCGAACGATCCAGCGGTCCTTAAAGAATTCGCACGTAACAAGCAGGAAGCTGAAGCAGGAGAGGCCAAATGACCGTTCAAAAGAAAAAAGTAAGAAAGGTTACACCGAAACCCGCTGTAACCACCCATGGCGTTGACCATGGACACGAATCTCGTGTGGACGAGATGTCGGAGTACGATGCCACCTACCCGGAAGAATCGGCACCTTATGTGCGTCCGTCGAGTTTGGATGCGCCCCCAGTGCAAGAAGGTATGACACAGCGCTGGGTTAGGCAGAGTCTTTTTGGTAAGGCTGATCCCAAAAATCTAAACCGTGCATGGCGAGAAGGCTGGCGACCACGCTTAGCTGAAACGCTCACTGAAGAGTGGCGCATTTATGCGAATTTCGCGGATAAAGACGATGGGAGAATTGTGGTGGATGATCTTTTGCTAATGGAGATCGACTCACGTGTCCTTGCGAAGCGCAAAAAGTCTTTAGAGCAGCAGACCGCTCAACAGATGCAAGCAGTTGAACATGACCTTGAGTCAGCCCAGATAGCCGGACATCCGATCTTTAAGGAGCATCAAACGTCCGTTACTTATCCGGGGACTCGCGTCCAGCCGAGACAGGTGGCAGACGATGAATGAGGTAATGTTCAATGCCAAATCTCGACGCACCGAACGGCTTCACTCCTAGCTATCACCGCAATGGTGGCGTAGTCAGATACAACGGCGACTTCAAAATCGCCAGTGGTCTAGCGGCTAACATCTTTCTCGGTGATCTTGTAATCATTGACGCTGCTGCTGATGGCGTTCACATAACTGTGGGCGCTGCTGCGAGTACACGTATTCTTGGTGTGTTCGCAGGCTGCAACTACGTCGCTGCAAATGGCGATGTGGTTTGGGCTAAGCAGTGGGTGTCAGGGACAGCTACGCTAGGAGCTGTTGCCGCAGAGGCACACGTGTACACAGATCAAAACATTGTGTACACCGCACAGGTTGACGTAGCAATCGCTGAAGCTGACCTGTTCGGGTATGCCGACTCACTACAGACACACGCAGGTAACACTGCTACCGGTGTCTCTGGAATGGAAATCAACGGAGCATCCGTTGCGGCAACCATTCTGCAACTCAAACTGCTGCGAGCCGCACCAGCACCAGACGGTATCTTCAAGTCGAACATCCTCGCCACGTTCTCGCGTGTTGAGTGCATGATCGCTGAAGGCGAATACGGTCTGATGGACGCTTAATCTAAAGGAGCATAACCATGGCTATTATGAATCGCGCTCGCTTTAGAAAGGAGCTGCAAGAAGGTCTAAACACTGTGTTCGGTTTGGAATACCGACGATACGAGCAGGAGTGGCGACCAGTTTTCGACGTAGAAAATTCTCAGAAAGCATATGAGGAAGATGTATTGCTGGCTGGTCTCGCGGGTGCGCCTGTGAAACCAGAAGGCGCTCCGGTCGCGTATGATCAGGGCGGCGAAGCATTCGTCTCGAAGTATGTGCATGAGACGATTGCGCTTGCCTTCTCCCTCACCGAGGAAGCAGAGGAAGACAATCTCTACGGGTCTATCGGAAGCAAGTACAGCAAGGCGCTGGCTCGCTCGATGCAACACACCAAGGAAGTTAAAGGTGCTGCAATCCTTAACAACGGCTTCGACTCTGCCTTTCCGGGCGGCGACGGAGTTGAGTTGTTTTCGTTGCTGCATCCACTCTTCGGTGGTGGGACGCAGGCGAACACCTTCTCGACACAAGCTGATCTGGCAGAAACCTCTCTTGAAGAGGCACTGATTGCAATCAGTAAGTTCGTGGATGAGCGCAGCATTCCAATCGCTGTACGAGCAACCAAGCTGATCGTTCCACCAGACCTTATGTTTGTTGCACAACGCATTTTGATGTCTCCGTACCGATCCGGCACGGCTGACAATGATATTAATGCGATGAAAAACATGGGTATGATTTCGGGCGGCTGTCACAAGAACCACCGTCTCACTGACACAAATCAGTGGACGCTGTTGACTGACTGTCCTGATGGCTTGAAGCACATGATTCGCAAGAATATCCAGCGCGGACTCGAAGGCGACTTTGAGACGGGCAACATGCGCTACAAAGCTCGTGAGCGATACAGCTTCGGCTGGTCTGATTACCGAGGGGCATTCGGCAGTTCAGGTAGCACCTAAGCGATTGAACGGTGCCGGGTAGTAGGGTCATGCCCCTGTTGGAGTTATGATCTGACAGACCTACCTTTGGTGGGTGACCTAAGTTACCCGGTACTGTTCTTAACCTTGACGACCGCATTTAGCGGACTGGAGACAGACAGATGGGCAAGAGAAGCACAATTACAGGCTACTGGCGCGCCAGAGGCGCAACAGAAGCAACATCCAGCAGAATACCGGGACCGGCAGCCGCTGTAGTTCCAGTTGTGCTGGCTATCAGAGAGCTTTCCGCAATTGCTGACGCAGGAACATTGACTGGAAAGTTTTTGCCAGTTGGTGCAATCCCGCTAAGCGTTTCGGTATTTGAATCAACCACGATCTCTGGCGGCACATCACCGATTCTGGACATCGGTCTTGAGCTTGGTACACCAGATGATAATGGGCTTTGCGATGGGCTTGATTATGAAGCGAACAGCAATACGCAGGTCGGTGATTCACTGGCTGGTGTGTTACTCGGCGCTATCCTGACTGAACAAGCTGAAGTCACTTATGGTGACGATGGAGTCGGCACGAACAACACCGCTGGTGCAATCGACATTTTCATCACGTACACGTTTGATGATGATGGCACGCTTGCGAACTAAGGAGATGGCTCATGGGTCACGGCAAACAAAGAGTCATTGTCGCCAACCAACGGGGAGTGGGAGCGGTTTATGCTCCCATCAACCGATATATTGACGACATCACGGTAACCGTTGCTCCTAATGGAGCGACGTACACCGTCGATTACACGCTTGAGAATATCATTCGTGCGCCATCGGTAAACGAGTTGGCTGGATCTGATGTAACCACACCAGCGCTTGCCACATGGACCAACCTTGGCAGCCCAACCAACGATGCTATTGTCGGAAAGATAATGGCTTATGCGATCAGGCTGAATGTCACAGCCGTCGCTGGGGGAGTTGTGGCGGCAGCTATTGCTGAAGATGGTGGTGTGTTCACTGATGAAACCACGGAAGCAAACGAAGCAACTGCTGATGACATGACACTGTTTCCGGCAACCCCGGTAGCAGCCGTTGATCGGTATAACTTCGGCTTCGACTCGCAGGCAAGCAACTTCGATCTTGATGTAAGCACAGTTGGCACTGGCACATACACTGTCGTCTGGGAATACTGGAATGGCAATGCGTGGGCAGCGCTCGCTGGTGTCACTGATGACACAACTGGCTTTAAGACCACTGCTCGCAACAATGTGTCATGGACGATTCCTACTGACTGGGCGCAAACTTATATCAATGGTCAGGGTCCATTCTACTTTGTTCGTGCTGAGATACAGACTGGTACGGTGACAGCAACGCCGGTTGGTGAGCAAGCATTTGACATGAACACTGAAGCAACAATTCGTATCGCGCAGGGGTAACCCATGACGACATCTGGGACTTATATTTTTGATCCCGATCTCGCCGTGATAGTTGACGAAGCGTTCGAGCGATGCCGTATTGACCCGGCAAACATTGCCTTACGTCATATAAAGGCAGCGCGGCGCTCAATGCGCTTCATGCTGGCTGACTGGGCAACGGATGACTACCACGACTTCCGCATCGTGCGGGAGCAGTTCACTATGGTGCAGAGTC